GATGAAGAATGATGTGCATGGGTGGGTGCAACAATATTGTAATAAATAGTAATACTTCTTTATAATTTTATGTCAGATATTGCTAACATGTTCGTGATGGTTATGATGATAATCTTTCTCACTACGGTACCTGCTGCCATAGCAATATCCTTGTATCTCAAGGTCACGACACCAATTGATAAGGGTAGATAATACATATCATAAGCATTGCAAATGTAAATATATCTTTACAAACCTTTATATTTGCTATATAATATAGTAACAAAAGTTCATAATCATTCATGACCGTAACTACTGAATCAGGTGGAAGACAAAACGCTTTCCCAAATGAAACACGTCCTTACATAGACGAGTCTGTATCCTACGAAGGATATCCTCAAAATGCTGAGAAAGTAAATGGTCGTTGGGCGATGATTGGATTTATAGCACTACTCGGTGCTTACATCACTACAGGTCAAATTATTCCAGGAGTATTCTAAAATGACACCAGAAGCAGAAAAGTTTAACGGTTGGTGTGCAATGATCGGTTTCGTTGCAGCAGTCGGAGCATATGCAACAACAGGAAACATCATTCCAGGCATCTTCTAATGACAGATAAAGATTCAAAAAAATTTGCTGAGAAACTCAATGGCAGACTTGCCATGCTCGGCATCATTGCAGGTATCGGAGCATACCTAACAACAGGACAAATAATTCCTGGTTACGTGTAAGTATGACTGGTTTAGAACCAACTACTATCACACCTTTTCAAGCAATAATATGGTGTCTCTACCCAATAGGGGCACTTGTATTTCTTGAACTATTTTTACGTGCTGCCAACGACGATGACGATGATGACGAAGGCGGTGGCGTAATGTCCCCAGTATATCAAGGAGCATAATGCAACATCTTTTATTCACATCAGTGATTGCAATCTACATCCTTACAGGTGTAGGTAATATAGCGTTCGCCTAAACCAAAAGGTCTTTTCACTTTTATCCCTTAATCTAAAAAGCATGAAGAAATTATTTTATAATCCTTACTATCCATTGATAGAATTTGGATTCTTTGTTATTGTAGGAACAGCAGCAGGTATGGCAGGTTTAGTATGAAACCAATACCACTAAAATGGATACCACGTATCTTTTCGTGGTCAATAATATTCGCAGTGTTGATAGGTGTTACCACCACAGCATATGCAGAAGATGTACCTGTATTGTATGTTCAAGTTCCTCAATGGACAGATGACTGGGCAGTATGTGCAGTAGACATACCTGACGCTCAATGTCATTGGTATGTGCAGCAAGCAGACAATACATTCGGAGAAGGATTTGACTGGGAGAACGCTCCTTGGTTCGATGTGAATGGATTGTATGACGTTCCAGCAATACAAGCATCAACAGCAGTAGAGAGATTGCAAGAAAGTAGATAGTGTGTTATACTAATATTGATCTAAACTACATGTATGAAGTACAGTGAAGATGAGATCTTGAAAGAGATTTCAGACTATATCAGCAGAACATATCAAGGACATTACAGTGCAGGTGGAGTTCAAACTCTAGACCTGATAGATGCTGTTGGAGATGCAGAAGCATTTTGTAGAAGTAATATACTGAAGTATGCTTCTAGGTATGATAAAAAAGGAACTGCTAGAAATGATATTGTAAAAATCATACATTATGCTATACTGCTTTTACACTTTAGCGATAAACGTGACAAGGCAAACAAAATCAATGCACAGAATCCTACAGCATTCTCCATTGATTACGACAAGTAAACTTTACAATGAAACTGCGACCTGCTATGAAATTATCTGACAAGACCCTAAAGGTTCTTCAAAACTTTACAACAATCAATCAATCGCTATCTTTTAGGGAAGGCAGAAAGTTACGTACAATGTCTCCCATGAAAAATGTATTAGCGGAGGCAGAGATAGAAGAATATATTCCTAAAGATTTTGCTATCTATGATCTACCACAGTTTCTCAATACACTAGCACTGTATAGAGATCCAGATATTGATGTATCAACAGATCCTAATCATGCCACTATAAAAGCAGGTGCACATCAGAGATCAAAGTATTTCTTTTCTGATCCTAGTGTCATCATTGCTCCACCTGAGAAGGAGATGAAACTTCCTAGTGAGGATGTTACTTTTGTATTGGATGAGGATAAACTTATCAAGATTCTAAAGTCTGCATCTATTCTAAACTTACCAGATCTTTCTGTTGTAGGTGCTGATGGTGTAGTCAAGTTGGTAGTGAGTGATCGTAAGAATGATACTTCTAATGAGTCTGCAGTTGTTGTAGGACAAACTGATAAGAACTTCTCATTCAACTTCAAGATAGAGAACATAAAGTTAGTACCTGGTACATACTCAGTCTCTATTAGTAGTAAGAACTTGGCAAGATTCTACAGTGAGACATATCAACTAACATATTTCATTGCATTAGAACCAGATTCTACTTATGAGTGAAGAAGAAAGCAAACCTGAAGTACGTATCAATAAGAGCGTACTTGATGAGGTATTGAAAAAGTATAAGAAGATAAAAAAGTATCAGAAATCAAACCTCTTCCAAATCAAGAAATTAGATGAGTGACTTTATATGGGTTGAAAAATACAGACCCAAAACAATTGATGATTGTATACTCCCTGAGTCTATCAAAAAGACTTTTAGGGAGTTTTTATCTCAAGGAGAGATACCTAATCTCCTCCTTGCAGGACCGCCTGGCATTGGTAAAACCACAGTTGCTAAATGTTTATGTGAACAGTTAGGTGCTGACTATTATGTTATCAACGGTTCTGACGAAGGTAGGTTCTTGGATACGGTTCGTAACCAAGCAAAGAACTTCGCATCTACAGTCTCTCTTACGAGCGAGTCAAAGCATAAAGTCATCATCATTGACGAAGCAGACAATACCACTTCCGATGTACAACTCCTTCTTAGAGCGAACATTGAGGCATTCTACAAAAACTGTAGATTTATTTTCACCTGCAACTATAAAAACAAAATCATTGAACCTCTCCATAGTAGGTGTTCTGTTATTGACTTTAGTATTAGTGGATCGGATAAACAATCAATCGCAGCAGCATTCTTCACAAGAATAAACCATATACTAGATCAAGAAAAAGTACAGAGTGATAAGAAAGTTATAGCAGAGTTGATACATAAACATTTTCCTGACTGGAGAAGAGTTCTAAACGAGTGTCAAAGATATTCTGCAAGTGGAACAATAGATACAGGCATACTTGTAAACAGTAATGTAAATGTAAGTGATCTTGTATCATATCTTAAGGGTAAAGAATTTCAGAATGTCAGGAAATGGATAGTTCAGAACCTAGATAACGATACTAATGCTATACTAAGGAAGGTTTATGATTCAATATATGAATGCATGAAACCTAAATCAATCCCAGAAGCAGTTCTGATTATTGCGAAATACCAATATCAATCTGCTTTTGTTGCTGACCAAGAGATAAATCTCTTAGCAGCACTAACTGAGATTATGTGTAACTGTGAGTTCAAATGAGTCTTAAAGAATGGTTAGGTGATTATGAGTTACCTGCCAAGGTAAAAACTAAATGGTGTCCCGAATGTCAGGAAGTTTTGCCCGAACAATGCTATCATAAGAACAAATCTACTAAAGATAAACTTGCAAAAATTTGTAAGAAATGTTCTGTAGTAAATCTCAACACAGTCAAAGCACTCAAAGAACTGCACCCTAAACATGATAGTTGTGACATCTGTGGAGCAACAGACAGAACTCTTCTTTTAGATCATGATCATGATACAAAAGAATTTAGAGGATGGTTATGTATCAAATGCAATACTGCCATTGGATACTTCCATGAAGATGTCAATCTCATGTATAAGGCAATCAATTACGTAAAAGAATGTAACCCACAAACTCGTTATGGAGGAACTAACTAAATGACCTTTTTGTCATGTCCACCAGTTTATTTTTTACCTGGCACATGGGAGTTGAATTGTAAACAACCTCTCATACCACACCTTACACTGAATCCAAACTTTACCTTTGGTGTATCTGTTGTAGTAATACTACTATTACTTACAGTATATGGAGTGTACAAAGCATTCTTTGCTAACAAAGAATTGGTAGACCCATGGGATGATCACGAGGATTAGAAATGAGTAAATGTTTAGTAACAGGTGGAGCAGGTTTTATTGGATCACATGTGGTCAGTAAACTGGTTCACAATAATCACGAGGTAGTTGTCATTGACAACGAATCCGCAGAAGCAAATGAGGCATTTAATTGGTACGATGAAACTGACAATCATACTGTTGACATCCGTGATATGGATGCTTGCCGTCCTTTATTTGAGGGCGTAGAATACGTTTTTCACTTAGCAGCACGTAGCAGAATACAACTTGCTATGAAGAATCCTATGGAGTGTTTGGAAACAAATTACATAGGAACATATAATATGCTGGAGTGTGCAAGACAAGCAGGTGCTAGAAGGTTTATCAACTCTTCTACATCTTCCTCTTATGGTTTAATGAATAAACCACCACTACAGGAGGATATGAAAACTGATTGTCTAAATCATTACTCTGCAAGTAAAGTTGGAGCAGAATCTCTATGTCAAATGTACAACAATTTGTATGGTCTCAGAACTATCACTTTGAGGTACTTCAATGTTTACGGTCCTCGTCAACCTTTGAAAGGTCAGTATGCACCAGTCATAGGACTTTTCGAGGAACAAAAAAAACGTGGTGAACCATTGACTATAGTAGGAGATGGAGAACAACGTAGAGATTATACTCATGTATATGATGTAGCAGATGCTAACATTCATGCTATGATGACAAACTATAGTGGTATAGTTGTCAACATAGGAACAGGTACAAACTATTCAGTCAATCAAGTTGCTTCTTTTATATCTGAAGACACTGTAACAATTCCTGAACGACCTGGTGAAGCGAGAGAAACTCTTGCTAATATAGAACGAGCAAGAACATTGCTTGACTGGGAACCTAAAATTACCTTGGAGGATTATTTTGATCCCAATACCTATCTTTGAACTATTAATTCTTGTACTTCTTTTATTATGGTTGAACGTATTTCTTTGGAACACAGGAGTTTATTCTAATGAAAAACCTAAAGACTCCTCTAAGATATCCAGGCGGAAAAAGTAGAGCAATTACTAAGATGAGTCAGGTACTGCCTGATCTATCACAGTATTCAGAATTTAGAGAACCATTCGTAGGAGGTGGTTCTGTTGCCCTGTGGGTTACTAAACAGTATCCTGATATACTTGTTTGGGTAAATGATTTGTATGAACCATTATATAATTTTTGGATACAATTACAGATTGATGGTCAAGGTCTAGAGACTAAATTACTAGAACTAAAAGCAAAGCATAATGATCACGACACCGCCAAAGAACTTTTTATAGAAAGCAAAGAACAGGTTAGCAATAGATCAATATCCGATCATGACCGTGCAGTCTATTTTTATATTATCAATAAGTGTTCTTTTTCTGGTCTCACTGAGGCATCTTCCTTTTCAAAGCAAGCTTCAGACTCCAACTTCTCAGTTAGAGGAATTGAAAAACTTAGCGGATACCAATCTATTATCCAACGTTGGAAGATCACAAACCACTCCTATGAATCTTTATTGAATGAAAGTAATAGTGTTAGAGATAAGACATTTATATACTTAGATCCACCTTATGAAATAGGATCTCATCTCTATGGCAAGAAGGGTGATCTACACAAGTACTTTAGTCACAATGACTTTGCTGAAAAGTGTGATAGATTCGACCATGATGCTATGGTAAGTTACAACTCATCTCAATTGATTAAGGATCGTTTCAAAGATTGGAAGGCTATTGAATATGATCATACATACACAATGAGATCTACTGCTTCTTACACTAAGGCACAGAAAGGTCGTAAAGAATTGGTTTTGCTAAATTATGATTGACCTTACAGATATTTGTTGTAGAATGGTTACTACAGATGGAGTTCCAGTTACCTTAGAAGAAAGAATTTGGATGAACGAATTCGTTTCTAAGAATAAGCAAGCAAAAGATTTTGCAGAATCTATCCTACAAACAAAGTTCCACTCATGAGAAGACAACTAATCAAAGCTCTACTAGCACATGCACAGGGTGACATTGCTAAACATGTTGCTAATGTAGAAGTTTATCTATCTAACCCTGCAGGTATTGGAGAGCATTCTGATATTACTGAAGCAATAGAAACTGAATTGAACATCATTGCTAAGTATAAGGATCAAATTGATGTGATCAACAAGTATTTTAAGGATGCTCCCCATGACTAAAGAATATGATGACTCCAACTGGAGAGAAGAATACAAAGGTTACACTAGTAACAGACGTTACATTGAACTCTTAGAAAATGGTCCTAAAAGTCTTTCTCAATCATGGTTGCTTGGTGCGTTGTACAATGAGTGGAAAAAAATGAAAGGTTATAATAAACTTGATCCTAAAGAAAATGATGGTCAATGTCAATCATCATTACAGGAATTTTTTCAAAGTCAAAAAGACCAAGGTATATAATATGAGTGAGGATCCCCATATCAACGATCTGTATGAAGATATGGAACGTTTAAACAGTTTGTATGAAGAACTCATGTGGGCACATGACATACCATTAGAATTTATTCCTGATTATGAAAACAATCGAATCATCATCCAACCAAAAAATAGAAGACTGGATATTAAATTTTCTAAGCAAACCTAATTCTGCTTTTGATAACATACCACCATGTCCTTATGCTAAGAAGGCATGGTTAGATGGTAATGTAGAAGTCAAAGAGTTTATTTCTTTTGCTGCGATGAGGGATGATCTTGCTAATTGGAATAAGGAGGTAGTAATATATTTGTTTCAAGAAAGTATGTTACCTAGGTGTACTGAGTTACAAATTCTAGCATCTAAATTCAATGATGAGTTTCCTGATTTTTTATTTTTAGAAGAGACTCCTGACCTCGTAGAAAGTGTTGCTGGTGTTTTAGTCAA